AACGGCTGATATAAATTTGTGGGATAGTACATATGGTACATACATTTTAAAAGTCTACATCACAGATGACATCCTGGATATGGAAACCGCAGGCACTTTATATGGTTCAGCATCCGCACCCACATATTCATCGGCACCAACTGCCGCACAGTTACAATCAAGAACTGACGCCAGGAACATCACACCCAACGGCAATGAGATCTACATCACACAGTCAGGCAACAATCTGGATCTGGACATTGTGCAATACGACAACGATCAGTTGGTGGCTGGCACAGGATCAACCAGTTCAAATTTAACAGACGCCACGATCACGGGAGATGACAACACCGTGGCAATCACGCAGGGAAATTCAGCGGGATCATTCAGTGACAACAACGTCACACTGTTGGACATCAACGGCACCAACAACTCAGTCACTGTGAGACAGGGTGACAACGTGGATGACGCGGGTGGGCATCGCAGTTCAACCAACGTGGTAGGCAACTACAACACCTTAGGTATTCTACAGGAGAACGATGGTGGTATAGGCTCTTCGGGACACTACATGGAGATAGATATCGCAGGCAACTCAAACACTGCCTATGCTGATCAAAAGGACGATGGTGACAAGATGCTGTTCCTGGACGTGAATGGAGCCAGCAACACTGTGGATATCCTACAACAGGGCACGGGAGAACACTTCTTAGATGTTACTGTGGGCAGTAATCAAACTGTGGACATCAATCAGGATGGTTCTGGATCGCACTCTGCCACCATTGATATGTCAGGCTATTCTGCCACGCTGGATCTGGATCAAACAGGCTCCACTGATCAAACATATTCTCTCAATCAGATCTGTACCAATGCCAACGGTTGCGGTACCACCACAGTGAATCAGAATTAAGCACTCATTTAAAATAAATACACACATAATGATTAAACAGTTTTTCATCATACTGCTCTTCACCACAGGCGTTTGGGCCAACGATATCTATATGCAACAAACTCCAGAAAATCCTCAAGCAGACAAGCCAGCATTTATAGAAGAAAAACCTGTAACTTCTGAAAAAGAATTGATATCGCCTCCACAAAAAGAATTTTGTTCTGTAATAGCAGGGTGTTATGAAGCTCAGTAAATTTTTCACACATTGGATATTCAGCATTGTTATATTAGCAGTCATAATGTTATGGGGTTATTCTGATCCTTTTGTAAAACAAACAGCCAGACTGAAATCTTTTGATCTTGTGCAAAAATATGACGTACCCACACTGTCGCAAGACATAGCCATTGTGGAGATAGATGAGAAGTCTATATCACAATACGGACAGTGGCCTTGGAAGCGAGATGTGATAGCAGACATCATATGGAGACTGCGTGAAGCAGGTGCAGGAGTTATTGTGTTGCCCATACTGTTTTCAGAAGAAGACAGATTGGGTGGAGATGATGCTTTGGTTCAAGCAATCAAAGACAACGGTGTGGTCATAGCACAGGTAGGAACCACACAAACAAATAAAAATGCTGTGCCGAGAGGTGTTGCTAAAATAGGTGATCCTATGCCTTGGCTGTTTGAATGGCCAGGTATGTTGGGACCAATAGAAACACTAGGTAACACAGCCGCAGGAGTGGGAGTGTTGAACACAGCACCTGAGATTGATGGTGTTGTGAGAAGACTGCCACTGTTGATGCGAGTGGACACAGAAACATATCCCAGCATAGCCATAGAAACAATTCGTGTGGCAGTGGGAGATCCAAGTTACCAGGTTAAAACAGGTGAAGGTGGAATCATAGCACTGCGAGTTCCTCAATACAAAACTATTCAAACAGATGCCAATGCTCGTATATGGTTGCGTTGGAACAAAGAATTCATAACAGTCAGTGCCGTAGACAATTTCAAATCACTGCAAGGTAAAACAGTGATTATAGGAATCACAGCAGAAGGATTGGGCAGTGTGATTGCCACACCCAACGGAGAGAAGTATGCTCATATGTTGCCAGCCACAGCATTACAAACCATCATCAATGGTGACAACATTGTGCGTTTTGATTATGCAACATTTGTTGAGTATGTGGGCACAGCATTAATTGCCTTGATATTAATTTTTGCGGCGGCTTATGCACCTTATTGGTTGATTGGTGGCTTGTTGGTTTTGTTGTACACCAGTTCTGCTTATGGCAGTTACTTTGCTTTCACAAGACATCTTCAACTGTGGGACGTCAGTTGGTTATGGTTGGTCACAATCATAGTGAGTTTCCATGCTGTGTTCAATAGGTTTGTGATAGAGTTCTTTCAAAAGCAACAGATTAAGAAACAGTTTGGAGGATATGCTTCACCAACTGTGGTTGAGATGTTACAGAAAAATCCTGCTCTAATCAAACAAGGTGTTAAAAAAGAAGTTTCAATATGCTTCTCGGATCTCAGAGGATTCACTCCATTGGGAGAATCATTTGGTGATGATGTAAAAGGTTTGACCGAAATAATGAATGGTTACATGGATGCTATCACACAACCTGTATTGGATGCTAATGGTATGATCATAAAGTATATCGGTGATGCTTCCATGCACATTCACAATGCTCCTATTGATGATGAAAATCATCCACGCACAGCAGTTCAAACAGGTTTGAATATGTTAAAAGCAGTGAAAGAATTTAATAAAAAAATAACATCACAAGGAAGACCTCCAATTGGCATGGGTGCTGGTATCAATACAGGCTTGGGATATATCGGAGAGATGGGTAGCACACAACGACATTCATATGATGTGTTGGGTGATGCTGTGTCCACCACAGCCAGACTGGAGTCACAGTGTAAGAATTATGGAGTGCTGTTGATAGTTGGACCTGAAACAGTGCGAAGAACTGAAAATGATTTCTTATATTTAAAACTGGATGATTTGGCTGTGAAAGGTAAAACAGTGGGATTAGAAATTTACACAGTGTTGGATCTTAACAAAAACAATTACTCAGCAGAAATTAAAAAACACAATCAGATGCATGAGCTGTATAGAAAACAAGAATTTAAAAAAGCCATTTCTAAATGTAAACTGTTGAAAGAAGACTTTAAAGGTCAAATGAAAGGTTATTATGATATGTGGATTGAAAGATGTGAATTCATGATGACCCAACAACTTCCGAAAGATTGGGATGGCATTTTTAGAGCTACCACAAAATAGTTATTTTTTCTTTTTATTCGATTTTTCTTTTTGTTCAAGAATCATGTTTAACTTTTGAGTTAAACGTATCATGTCATTGTCCAACATTCTCACCCTGTCTATCAGTGCAATCAGTGTTTTGTTGGCTTCACCCAGCACAGGTTTGATTTCTTTGGTTACCCATGTCCACACATAGTAAACAAAGTATCCTAAACCAAATGCGGCAATGATTGGAAATCCAAATTCTTTAATTGCTGTTGCCAGTTCTACTGTCATTAGTCTTTCCTTGCGTCTTCTTTGCCTTCGTTAGCGGCAATGCGATCCACATTGGGTTTGACACCTGTCACGTGTGACAACAACGCATCTATTTTGATCAAGTCGTTGTTCATGGTCTGAACTCTGTTGTCCAGTGCTTGAATGATATTCTTAAGACCATTCACCGATCCTGTCACAGTTGCCAATATGAATTTTAAGATGATGAATATGAATATACCAGATGCCACAGCACCTGCTATTGGAAAACCTACATCTGCTACAAATTGTAAAAAGTTCATTATGTAGGTATTTATCTACTATTAGAATACTAAAGACAGCATCCAAACTAATGTGAGAGTGGGTACTGTACACATCAGTATCAAAGTCTTGTTCTTCTTCCATTTTGATTTGATGGTAGATTTAGACTTTTTGGTAATACCGTATGTGATTGTTTTCCATTCACAATGATTATAAGGCCACATATTTTTCTTTCTTTTGTACACTTTGGGCCCATAGTCGAAACTATTAGGCCCAAAGGTTGTGTGTTGCTGATTACTTCTTGCTTACGCCGTTGAAGAATGCTTCAGTAAATTTCTGTACATTCTGTTGGTATGCTTTGAAGTTTTCTTGAATTGATTCAGGTTTGATTGATTCCTGAACTTTTTCATTGAACTTCTTCACATTTTCCATAAGCATCTGAGTGTTTTCACCAATTGAAGCACCGTTCGTTACGAACTCATTGAACTTTTGTGCAGTTGCAATGATGTCTTCTGGTGTGATTGAAGGATACTTAAATTCAGTAACCACTTGATCACCTTCTTTTCTTACAGATTGTTCGTACTCGTTGTACTTGATTGAGTAATTGAACTCGGCGATTGATTTCGCTAGTCCTAATAGATCGGCTCTTATTTCGTAGCCATTTCTTGTGTTGTTTGCCATTGTCTTTCTCCTTTGTTTGTGTGTTTGTGTGTCGTTATATTAACAATGTGCTAGTAATATAACATGATTATTTATGTTTGTCAACCAGCAAAATGTATATTATAGGGTTCAATAATAACGATTGACAACCAAAAACAAGTGTGTTAAACTATGAACACTTACTTTATATTCGTGGACATAACGGTAAATAGTTAAAAGCAGGGTAGTACATATGAAAAAACGTACCAGAAGTATATTAGATGAGTTGAGAAACATTGGTAGAATCAATGATACCGAAGCCTTTATCGAAACAACAGGCTCCAATATTATTGAAAGTGCTGTCAACTTGCTCAACACCATTAGAGAGAATTATCCTGAAGAACAGGCAGTGGAGTTAGAAAGACGTTTTTTAAATTCTATCCGTAACAAAGAAGCAAAAAAGTTTCAAGTTGGTGTCAAAAAAATAATTGAAAGTAAAAAGTCAAATGATGATTCTTAAAGAAGGTGGCAATGTTTTTAAAGATCCTAATGGACAATTAGCCACTCAAAGAATCAATCAAGCAGATGTGGCTCCCACACTAGCCTGGTTGGAAAAAATTGTTGGTTTAGACCTACAAGGCAACACACTGGGCACAACAGGCAAGGCTCCCACATCAGGAGATTTAGATGTTGCCATAGATCAATCAAAAACTTCAAAAGATCAATTGGCAGACAAATTGAGTCAGTGGGCGATACAGAACAAACAAGATCCTAAACAATGGGTGGCAAAGAGCGGTATATCTGTACACTTCAAAACTCCTATCAGAGGCAGTGCTAAGAATGGCTTTGTACAAACTGATTTGATGTTTGGCGATCCAGACTGGATGCGTTGGAGTTTGCAAGGTGGTGAAGTAGGTTCAGACTACAAAGGTGCAGACAGACACGTGATGATTGCTTCTATAGCCAAACCTCAAGGTTATAAATGGAGTCATAAATCAGGATTGTTGAATAGAGAGACCAACGAACCTATCACAAAAGATCCTAACAAAATTGCTGAATTACTTTTAGGCAAAGGAGCAACTGCCAATGATTTAAACAGCGTGGAAACTATTCATAAAAAAATTAAAAGCAGAAGCGACTATGATAAGTTAGTGGCAGATGTGAAAGACTCATTTGCCAAAGTAGGTAAAACATTACCTGAGAGTGCTGGACCAATTGCTTGGTTTAGAGCCATGGCAAATAACATTAAAATATGAGATTAGTTGAATTTAAAGAAATAGACAAGAAAAATCTAGCACTGAAAGAATCTAGAATACAACACGCAGAAGATTTAATTTTCTGGGAAGGTTCTAAAGGTGTTGCTAGAGCAATTCAACAACTGGAACAATTAAGCAAAAGCACACAATCACTCACAATCAAATGGGACGGATCACCTGCTGTGGTGTTTGGTAGAAATCCTAATGGTGAATTTATTTTTACAGACAAAGCAGGCTTTGTGGCAAAAAGTTATGATGGTAGAGCAACCAATCCAGAAGACTTGAAAGGTGCTATCATGCAGAGAGGTAAAGATCCTACCAAACGAAAAGCACAGGCTCAATATGCTTCTAAGATGGCTTCTGTGTTTGACACCGTGGCTAAGGCAGTGCCAGAAAACTTTCAAGGATACTTTGTGGGAGATATGTTGTATTTTTCAACTCCTAAGAAAGCAGGCAATCAATTTGTGTTCAAACCCAATGTGGTTGAATACAGAGTGGATGCGAACAGTGAACTGGGACAAAAGATAGCACAAAGCAAAGTGGGTGTAGTAATACATCACACCATGAGTGAAGCAGGCAAAGTGTTGCCTATAAAAGATTTAGAAATGATACAGGGAGATGTGTTGGCAATACCTCCAACCACTGTGAACAAAAAACAACCAATTCAAGTCAAAGGATTGGATCAACTCAAATCGTTGGTCAGCAATAGTGGAGCAGAAATAGATGTACTATTGAATAAAAATAAATTAGCACAAATGAAATTAACAGATTTACCCAACATACTCTACACTTATACCAACAGCAAAGTGGATACAGGATTAACTAGACTGGGAGAAGACTTTATCAAGTGGCTTCAAAGCAGTTCAGTGTCTGCTCCTAAAAAAGCAAAGATCACAGAATATGTGAAAGGTAATATAAAAGCATTCAGCAAACTTTGGATTTTAGTTGGCGGGATAATGAAAGTAAAAGACAGCATAATCAATCAGTTGGATCGATCACAAGGAGATATTAGTGCTACAATAAATGGAAAACCTGGCGGAGAAGGCTATGTGTTGGGTTCACCAGAAGGCAATATCAAATTGGTCAACAGATCCGGCTTCACCAAAGCCAACAGAGCGATAAATAGATAAGGAGAACACAATGAAAGCAAAAGAATTTATTAAAGAGTTTAGAGACATAGATCCAGCAGATGATCCAAATTTTGGTATGGACAAAGAATTCAAGCAGGATTCTGTGTTCAATCAATTGGGCAAGATATTAGACAGCAGAGGAAATCCAAATCCGTTAGACACAGTTGTGACTGATGATGGTAAAAAGTTCAAAGTGAATTTTCAACAAGCCACAGTGTTAAGAAGATTGTTGACTGCACCAAGTGTAAAACCTCAAATTAAGTCACAGTTCACAAAAGACTTACAACAGAGTGCTACTCTTGAAAAATATTTACAAGCAGATGACATGGTAGAGCTGTTTCTTTCTACGTATAATCCAGAAAAAACAGAACCTAGTCCATACACCAAATACGACGACTAACCATAGGATTTGTCAGATTTAGATATGACAAAACAAACTCAAGATACAGAAGCAACAATGGACTTTGTCAGTTCACTTTTTGAAGCACGTATGACTCGTGATTCAAGCGATCAGAAAGTGTTAACTTACACAGACTGTTCTGAAAGATTGTATCTAACACTTTTGATTTTACAACTGTTGAATCAATATCCTACATACAGACAGTTGGCTTCCAAATATGCTAGAGACACCAAACACAGCAATTACGATAGATTTAGAATGTATTCTACTGATCTATACAACTTTGTGTATTTTGTAACAGGCAACGAAGAAGCATTGAACAAATTGAAAGATCCTGAAAGTGCCAAAGCGATGCGTAAGAAAAGTTCTTTTCCTACAATGGCTTTCAATAGATATTTGATGGCTTTACAACAAGGATTAATTGCTCCCAGTATCATGCAGGTGTTTCTTAACATTGAAAATGGTTTAAGAATCAGTAACACAGACTACAAAAATATTAGACGAAATGTGTTTTTGTTTAACTCAATCACAGAACGTGAGAAACAAAATTTAGTCACAAGATTATTACACGCGGCAAGAGCCAAATTGAGAAGTTCAGACATTATAGAATATCTTGAAAAATTAGCCTCTGATAGGAATCTTGAAACTGGTAGAGTTGATGATAGAGAACCAACAATCAGTATTCCTGATATTAGTACACAAGGTAGAGATTTAGCCATGTATAGATATATTGTGGGAGGGTCTAATCTTGTAGCAACCAAACGTTTTATTGACCTAGCATTGAACGGTAAATCCATTCCAGGTAGTTTGGTACAAGCATACCTACCAGCAATTAAAATGATAGACGATATTGTGAAAGCAGGGCCATCTTTTGTTAGTGTGCTCAAGGCATTACAATCTAGAGCTCAAAAGAGCCGAAAATAATATAGTAGCACACAAATCTTACCAAAAATCGCTAAATATCTTTAACCAATCCACTGAGCGTGGATGGCCATTAAAAAAGAGAAAAAAGGAGAAAAACAATGGCAAGTAGATCAAACCCAGCAACTACTAAAGCAGGTAACGGATTAGGTCCAGTTACTAGAATCGTAACAGTAGTAAACTCTGGTCAAACTCAAGAAGAGTTAGACACAGCAATCAGAAACCTACAAAACGGTGTTACAATATCTAGCGTATTTTACCCAGGCGCAACAGTAGCCGGTATGACTGCGTTAGCAGACACTGTACACGTTGCATTACAAGGTGGAGTTGCTCCAGAAGGAACAGCATCATCTTACGCTACAGACACAACTGTAACTGTAATTGCTACTTTTGACCAAGCGTAATCGTTAGGTTAGAACGAACACGAAAAGAGCGTTCAGGAAACTGGACGCTCTTTTTTTATGACATATAAGTAAATGTGCTAGGAACAACAGCACATGAGATACAAAATATTATCACTGTTAGATATCACAAAGACAATGGCAAGGCGTAATCGTTCAGAAGACGATAAGTCTATCGATCAATATGCCAACTACATGACATTTGAAAACTCATTACAATTGAGATCCAACGTTAGTATCATAGCAGGACCCACAGTAGAAAAAATAGACATCAGCAACTTGAAGTTTGGTGACAATTACAAAGGAGAACACAATGTCTGGACTGTGTTGATAGAACCAGATTTTCCTGATGCTGTGAAGCAAGAATATTTTGAAGAGGACTTGGATTTAATTCCCATGCTGACTGGTCTGGATGAAACCATCAACATCAAAACTGGTGTGTATAGAACCACAGATAGCGATTACACCAACTTGATATTCATTAAACAGATAGATAATTAATTCACAGCAGATATAAATAATAGTGTTAGGCGCAAATAGGCATAATACAAGGCATCTTCCAAGAGAAATACAACTGATAAACTAAACGGAAGAAAGAGAAAAATGGCGACCGACTTAGAAAAAACAAATCTAGAAGCACACGTTGATTTGTGCGAACAGAGATATAAGAACCTTGAAACTCGTTTGACAAAAATTGAGTCCAAGGTAGAAGACATCCACGAAGACATTCAAAACGGCAATAAGAGTATGGTCAAAGTGATCATTGGTGCAACAGGAACTATTGTTGCTGGTCTATTATCCACTATTGTTGTGTTGCTATTAAAATTCCCAGGTTAATACAAACACCCCCCACAACTGCTAAATATCAATACAGATTAGGTATAGGTATGAAAATTACAGAAATTGTTGCAGAATCAGTAGTTCAAGTTTGGTCACGTACCAAAGGCGGACAAATGGTGCGTAAGTACAGATGCACAGCAGGTCCACGTAAAGGGCGTATTGTGAGTGCACCAGGAGTGTGTACTCAACCAAAAAGATTGGGTTCTGTGATGGCAATTAAAAAAGCCAAAGCACGTCGTGGTTCAACAATGAAAATCAAACGTGCCTTTACAAAGAAAACTTCTGCTCCTAGTGTTAGACTAGGCAGATTGAATAAACAAAGAGCAGGCAGAAATGCACCACCTAGAAGATCAAGCATGAGACACAGAGGTGCTTACAAAAGAAAACCGATAAGAGCATGAAGATAAGAGAAATTACAGAAACACCGTACCTACAAAAAACATTGAGTCAGATATCTCAACAGGTAAAAACAGGTGCACCAGTACCTCCAAACAAACTGCCTAGAGGTCCAGTAAAGTCGGCACAGATCAAAGCACCCATAAATCAAATGAACAAACAAGCAGATCAAAAACTGATGAAACCTGGAACCACATTGCCAATGCCAACAGGTCCAAACAAAGAAACAGATTATCAAGTGGATCAAGTGAAAGGTGATCAAGTAACAATGAAAACCAAAAGACCCACTCAACAAGCACCACAATCAATCACAGTGAATAAAAAAGATTTAAATCCTGTGATCACTAATCTACAACGTAGACAAAAAGCACAAACATCACAATGAAGATAAACGAACTTGTACAAGATTTTGTTATTCAAACCTCTAACGAAGAGAAAGCATTGTTAGGGAAACTAAAAGAAATAAAAAGACTAGACTCTTTTCTTGAAAGAGAACAAGAAGTGATAAGAAATCTAGTTCATAAAAGTCTAGTGCGTCGTATTGAACAAGACGGCAAAACATTGGTGGTGTTAAATGGATCTGCAAAAATTATCTGATCAACTTAAAAAATTCATAGACGAACAAGCAGAACGTATGTGTATGCCTATTCAACACGGCAACAGTGTGCGTATTAAAAACTATGTGGTTCGTAAAAACAATCATGGATTCTTGCTGTATGATATTAAACAGCACAAACAGGTAGCAACCACATTTACCAAAACTGCGGCATTGGCTATGGCACGTCAAATGTCCCAAAACAATAAAAGTAGTTTACGCATTATAGGTATAACAGACGATGAAATACAGCACAAATACAATGAATGCGTATTCTACAAGCATACAATAGCCAGAACTGAGGACGATACTAGACGTGAAACGGCTAAAATACGTTACGATATAGTTTGGGAGGACTTGTTAAGGTTAAGAGACTCCTTGGACAACTACATATTTGATAAATAAATTAGCGAAGGAACATATAGATGAAAATAGAGCAATTTAGACACCAAACAACCACAGAACAGTTAAACGATAGACTGGCTAAAGTGTTTGGATCAGCAATTAAACTGGATCAATTCACTGATGAGCAATTAAAAAGTGCTCAGCAAACTGTGGTTCATAAGATTGCTAACATAGAACAAAATGAGTCCTTTGATGGTTTAAGCCATAACGAAGATTATCACAAACAAAAAATGTTTTTAGATGTAATTAATTCTGCTCTTGAAGACAGAGCCCATGAATCAAAATTACAAAATACTATAATGGTTCAAGCAGACGAATTAGTAGGCGATTATTTTGACCAGGACAAAGAAGCATTAAAAATGAATAAAAGTGCCGTAATTGCTGACATGAAGAAAAGACAGCAAACAGCAAAAGGTGAGGAAGCCAATGCTATACATTATGCTATTCAAAAAGTTGAACATGATTTCGAAGATGATGGTTCAATGAAAGACAATCCATACGAAGGCAACGAATTTGCTCTAGCAGTAAACAAAGCCAAAGCGGCAGGTATGAAAAAAGGCGACAAATTTAAAGTTGGTGATAAAGAATACACATTGAAAGATTGTGAAGATATGTTAGAAACAATGAAAAAGAAAAAAATGAAAGAAGCAAAACCAGATTTCCTAGACATGGACAAAGATGGCGACAAAAAAGAACCAATGAAAAAAGCAATCAAAGATAAAGAAAAGAAAAAAATTAAAGAAGGCGCAGAAGAAAATGCCCAATTAGTAATGGCGGCTAAAGACATGGTTGACAAAGTTACAGGATGGATGGAAGACACAGCATCTATGCAAACAGAGTCAATGTTGGAATTAGCAGATGCTGTTAGAGATGAAATGGGTGCAGAACAATCAGAACAGTTTGTAAACACAGTTAAGCCAAGTTTAGAATCTTTATATACTTCATTAGAAGCAACAAGAGAAGCACTAACAGGTGGCGTAGCCGTCCTGACAGGCGAACAAGCACCAGATACAATTGGTGCGGATGCTGAAGAACCTGCTATGGAACCTTCAACTGATGACGATGCGGATACAGATATGCCAGATGTGGCAGATGACTTTGCCGCAAGCGAACCAGCATCAGGTGGTGAAGAACCAGCAGACAGAGGCAAAAGAGAATCATTCATAAGATTGTCTAGAAGACTTGCTGAAACACTTTCTACAAGATCAAAAAAAAAGGCTTAATTTCTGAGGCCTCTAACATCGATTTAATTCGTGTTCTGAGAAATTTGATCAGCAGTGCTGACTCACAAAATCAAAAAGCGTATTTGACTTTTGATGCTCTTAACAAAATTTTAACCAATGTTGGAGGCGTCAGTGTCAATCATGATGCTTTCAAATCTGCATACGATTCAAATCCAGCAATAAAAAAAATGATTAAGAACTTTGATAAGTCTGGTATCACACTGGACACAGATGCAGAATCACCTGATCTGCCTACCAAAAAAGGTGCTCGTGGATCCAGTCTATCCACCATGGCAAAGAGAGCAACCAAAAAACGCCAATAACACTTGACATTTCCGCTAACATACTATACAATTAGTATTTTGCTCAATGACATTAATAACAAACAAAATCGATTACAAAAAACTTTCACGCAGTTCTCAAAACGGAAAAAGAGTTTATCAGTGTCCGGATGGAAATGCTGTGGCAAGTGTTACCACAATATTAGATTCAACCAAAGACAAAACACATCTTATTGAATGGCGTAAAAGAGTGGGCGAACAAACTGCCACTCGTATCACAACAGAAGCGGCAGGCATAGGAACTCGTATGCACAAATACATTGAAGATTATATCGTCAAAGGTGCGTGGACATCACCAGGATCCAATCCGTATGCTCAACAGGCATTTGACATGGCTCAAATAGTTTACAAAAATGCACTGGTCGATGTGAATGAAATATGGGGATCAGAAGTCAGTTTGTACTTTCCTAAAATATATGCAGGCACCACAGACTGTGTGGGAGAATACAAAGGAGCACCGTGCATCATCGACTTCAAACAAACCAACAAACCCAAAAAGAAAGAATGGATTGAAGATTATTTTTTACAATTGGTTGCTTATGCTGAAGCACACAATGAAGTGTATGGTACAGATATTAAAGAAGGACACGTGTTTATGTGTGCTAGAAATTTGACATACCAACAATTTGACATCACACCAGCAAATTATAGCAAATACAAAGACGAATGGTGGCGTAGAGTAGAAGAATACTACATTAAACACGCAGTTTAAATATCAATATCAATTTACATCATATACAACGATAAATACTCACAGCAGGAGAAAAACATTGGCTATTGTATCGATATCAAGAATTCAAATACGCAGAGGTAGAAAGAACGCAGGTTCTGGATTACCACAACTTGCAGGTGGAGAACTGGGTTGGGCAGTAGATACACAAGAACTATACATAGGAAATGGTGCTGTATCAGAAGGTGCACCAGCAGTAGGCAATTCAAAAGTTTTAACTGAACACGACAACCTATTTGAACTGAGTGATCAATACACTTATCGTAATGGATCCAATGTTCAAACAGGAGCCACATCAGCAACACCTATCAGACGAAGTTTACAAGCAAGATTAGATGATGAAGTTAGTGTGCGTTCATTTGGAGCATCAGGTGACGGCACTGATCAAACAGCGGCATTACAAAGAGCAGTGGATCAATTATTTTTACCATGGAGCAGTTCAACAGATGCTGACAATTATAAAAAAAGAATTACATTAAAATTACACGCAGGTGTGTATTCAATTTCAAACAGTATCAAACTTCCACCTTATGCAAGTTTAATTGGTGATGGTAGTGAAAAAACTGTTATTAGACAAACAGGAGCGTTTCCTGTTTTTGAAACAGTAAATGGCGAGGGCATTGCGGCACAAACAACATCTATCAATCAAGCAACCAACATAAGATTATCTGGAATGACATTACAAAGTAATACAACTCATCCTGGATTAAAATTAGCAAGTTGTAAAAGAAGCAGTTTCACAGATATTCATGTGAAAGGTCCTTGGACACAATCAGGTGTAGGTTCTACTATTGTGGCAACTCAAGTGGGTATTTTATTACAAGCAACATCAACACCAGTTACATCACAAGACAATAATTTTGATCAAGTTTCTGTGACAGGATTTTCATATGCTGTATTAAGTGATCATGATGTTCAACACAATGTTTTTGAAAACAGTGTATTTGAAGGTTGTGGTTATGGTGTAGTATTTGGATTGAATACAGTATTAGGTCAGGTTGCTCAAGCCACAGGTCCAATTAATAACACAATCAGTGGTTCAAAATTTATAGATATTAATAGAAATGGTTTTTGGATTAAAGAAGGAAAAGGAAATATTAGTAAGAATAATAATTTTTCTAAAGTGGGTAATGATGCTGGATTGGAAACAGCACCAGTTTCAAGTGTAATTAAATTTGATAAGCCGAGCAACGTTTCTCATCATGACTTCTTTGCTAGAACAAGTCAATTGATTAGATCATTTGTTGGAAACGTTCCTTATGTAGCAGAAATAGAAGGAGAGTTTGCAGGAGAGTTTGCTTTCACTACAAATTTCACTATTGGACAATTAAATGCTTATTCTAATTTTATCAAGTTACCAGCAGACTCAAGTAAAACATTTCAAGTAGATTATCAATACAAAGCAACAGTAGATACAGGTATGAGAAAAGGCACACTCACAATTTTAATTGACAAAACAAATAACACCAGCCACATCAGTGACAGTTATGATCATCAAGGCACCAATGCTGATTTGTTAACATTCAAAGCACAACTAACAGATCAAAACGCAGATGCTAACTTTGAGACTCTTGTTATTACAGCAATTAATCCTGCTCCTGTTCAAGCAAGTGAATTAGCAGATGTCACACTCCAACTTAGAAATATCTCTTAAACCAAATATATTTTACGGAAATTATCAAGAACGTCTCAAGGACTGGCAACAAATTCGAAATATCATCAATGAGTTATCTGATCCTACAGATTATCTTGTAGAAGTTTTTAAATTGTGTCCAAGAACCAAAACTACAACTGATCCATATAAATCCGAAACTTGGTTAACAGGTTGGCAACTGATCGAAAGAAATGAGTATGATTTATTTGACATTTGTTTGTTATTAAGTTATACTATTATATTAACTGATAATTTTAAGAAAGAAAATGTTAAGATACATACAGTTTATAAAAAGGAATGTGATTCCAACAACCGTAAGTTTAGTTATATTATTGAAATGAAAAACAGTTTGATAGACGCATATAGTATGGCAAAATTAAACAATTTAGAGTTTGACAATAATTACATTCTGCATTATACTACCGACATACACAAAACGATAAATATTAAGAACTAATAGGGAATAAGAATAAGAATAGGAATACAATGGAATTGACTGCGTCTAAGGAACAAATCACAAATACTTCCACAATAAAAATTAAAAAAAGAGATGGTAGATTAGAGCCATTAGATATCGATAAAATTCATTTTGTCGTAGAAGAGGCTTGCGAAGGTTTAGCAGGCGTGTCTAGTTCACAAATAGAGATTAATGCCAACATTCAATTCTATGACGGCATGACAACAAAAGAAGTTCAACAAATTTTAGTAAGATCGGCGAATGATCTTATTTCATTGGATGCACCCAACTATCAGTTTGCCGCGGCAAGATTACTTTCGTATGATGTAAGAAAAGAAGCACATGGGCAATATGAATATTTGCCGTTGTTAAAGTTAATACTAAGAAATATTAAAGCCGGTGTATATGACAGAGGCATTGTAGAAAAATACAATAAGACTGAAATTAAAAAAATGAACACTTGGATCAAACGTGAAAGAGATTTAGATTTTACATACGCAGGATTGAGACAGGTGGTAGACAAGTATCTTGTTCAAGATAGATCATCAGGAGATTTATTTGAAACTCCTCAAGATATGTACATGATGATAGCGGCAACATTGTTTGCTGAATATCCTGCCAAAACAAGAATGAGTTATGTTAAAAAATATTACGATGCGATATCAACATTCAAAATTAATATTCCTACGCCGGTAATGGCAGGAGTAAGAACACCTATTAGACAATTTGCGTCATGTGTTTTAATAGATTCAGATGATACACTACCTTCAATTTTTTCAAGCGACATGGCAATTGGTTTATACGTTGCCAGACGTGCTGGTATAGGAATCAATGCAGGACGTATCAGAGGTATCAATGCTAAAATAAGAGGAGGAGAGGTTCAGCACACAGGAGTCATTCCGTTCCTTAAAAAATTCGAATCCACTGTGAGATGTTGTACACAGAATGGTGTGCGTGGTGGATCAGCAACTGTACACTTTCCAATATGGCACCAAGAGATTGAAGACATACTTGTATTAAAAAACAACAAAGGCACAGAAGACAACAGAGTGCGTAAGTTGGATTATTCTATTCAGATAACAAAACTGTTCTATGAAAGATTTATGAACGATGAAGACATCACTTTGTTTTCTCCACATGATGCACCTGGATTGTATGAGTCATTTGGCACAGACAAGTTTGATGCTTTATATAAAAAATATGAAAAAGATTCATCAATCAAAAAGAAAACAATTCCAGCACAGGAACTGTTCAGCGACCTTTTAAAAGAAAGAGCAGAAACAGGACGTATCTACATAATGAATTTGGATCATTGTAACTCACACTCATCATTCAAAGATAAAGTTAATATGTCAAATCTTTGTCAAGAGATCACACTGCCTACAACACCTATCAGTTCAATAGATGACTCACAAGGCGAAATAGCATTGTGTATATTGAGTGCTATCAATGTGGGACAATTAAACAATCTAGATGACTTGGAAAATTTATGTGACTTGGCTGTTAGAGCATTGGAAGAAATTATAGAGTATCAAGATTATCCAGTCAAAGCGGCAGAAATCAGCACTAAAAAACGTAGAAGTTTAGGTATTGGTTATATTGGATTGGCGCACTATCTTGCCAAACAGGGTTTCAAGTATTCAGACAAAGGTGCTTGGGACAGTGTAGATAGATTATCCGAAGCATTTCAATTCTATCTTTTAAGAGCAAGTAACAACATCGCAAAAGAAAAAGGTGCGTGTGAAGGATTTTCTAGCACAAAATATGCAGATGGCTTGTTACCCATAGACCACTACAAAAAAGATGTGGACGAAATTGTGCCACACAAACAGAGAATGGCATGGGAAACTTTAAGAAAAGATATTGCCAAACACGGATTAAGACACAGCACACTGTCAGCACAGATGCCATCGGAATCAAGTTCAGTGGTCTCAAACGAGACAAATGGCATTGAACCACCAAGAGCATTGTTATCCATTAAGAAAAGTAAAAAAGGACCACTCAAACAGATAGTGCCAGGCTTTCCTAAATTAAAAAATGCCTACACACTGCTTTGGGAAATGCCCAGCAATGAAGGATACATTAATGTTGTGGCAATGATGCAGAAGTATTTCGACCAAGCCATATCAGGCAACTGGAGTTACAATCCATTACAATTTGATAACAATGAAGTACCAATTTCAGTGATGGCTCAAGATATGCTGACAGCATACAAATATGGTTGGAAAACTTCTTATTATCAAAACACTTACGACTTCAAAGGTGAAGAAGAAGATGTGCAACCAGCAGGCATTGATATCGAACAAGCAGTTGAATCTAAACGATTAAATGGACACATGAATAGTGAACATATCAACGGAGCAAATGGCGAACACATAAATGGTGACGCCACTGTAGAAGAACAATTAGCAGAGTTGGAAGATGGCGAATGCGACGCCTGTACAATATAGAGTTGACAAAATCAAAAAAAGAAATAGTATTAGATAATTAATTTAGATATGACAAAAACTGTTTTTAACAAAAATAATATAGATTTTACCAAACAGCCCATGTTCTTTGGTGAGGATGGTGGCGTACAAAGATACGACGATTTTAAATATCCTCAGTTTGACAAGTTGAATCAAACTATGATTGGTTACTTTTGGAGACCAGAAGAAGTTTCATTACAAAAAGACAGAGCAGATTATCAAGGATTCAGACCAGAACAAAAACACATATTCACAAGCAATCTAAAATATCAAACACTGTTGGATTCAGTGCAAGGCAGAGGACCAAGTCTTATGTTCCTACCGTATGTTTCAAATCCAGAGTTGGAAGGCTGTATTGTGACTTGGGATTTCTTTGAAACCATACACTCTAGATCATACACACACATAATGAAAAACGTTTACAGTGATCCTGCAGAAGTTTTTGATACTATTTTAGATGATAAAGAAATTTTAAAAAGAGCACAGTCAGTTACCGGAGAGTATGATAAGTTTGGTAAAATGGCATTAGATTATGCTGTTGGTAAAAAAGTGGATATGGTTGATCTTAAAAGACAACTGTATCTAGCAATGAACACTGTGAACTTGTTAGAAGGTTTAAGATTTTATATTTCATTTGCTTGTACATTTGCGTTTGGTGAACTAAAACTTATGGAAGGTTCAGCAAAAATACTTTCATTGATTGCTAGAGATGAAGCAACACACTTGAATCTATCCACACACATTATCAAAGCATGGCACAAAGGAGATGATTCTGAAATGACCAAAGCAATCAAAGGCACAGAAAAAACTGTGATTCAAATGTTTAAAGATTGTGTAGATGAAGAAAAAGCCTGGGCAAAGCATTTATTCAAGGATGGTTCTTTAATTGGATTAAACGAAAAATTGTTGGGACAGTATGTGGAATGGATTGCTAACAAAAGATTGAGAGCATTAGGTTACGATCCAATATATGATGTGTCAGCATCACAAAATCCTCTGCCTTGGACACAGCATTGGTTATCATCAAAAGGTATGCAGGTGGCTCCTCAAGAAACTGAAGTCGAATCTTATATCGTTGGTGGTATCAAACAAGACGTTCAAAAAGATCAATTTAAAAAATTTAAATTATAATGATAGATTATTCTTCCATGAATGGACTAGAAGTGTTACTGCTGTTGCTGACTAGCAGAGAAGGATATTTTCTTTGGGGCATAATGGGAGCCGCTATCATAATTTGGATAGCAAGTCTTGTATCAGATAATTCTGAAGAATATTCCAAGCACATCAAAAACGACGAACACCCTTATTAAATACTATTGACTTTGATCAATATATAAGTTATAATAAAGAATGCCTAAATACAATTTACTATGTTCTCGGGATCACGAATTTGAAGGTTGGTTCGATTCTGAAAAATCATATATAAATCAAAAACAAAAAAAGTTAATCGGATGTCCGATATGCGATGATACATTGATACGTAGGGCAGTCATGTCACCTAACATAAGTCCAAAAACTAAAAAAATCACAAGTAAAAAAAGCAATACTGCTTTTTATAATAGCAGATCTACTCTTCAACATTTGAAGACCTGGGTCGAAAAAAATTGTGAAAATGTAGGTGATCGATTTGCCAAGGAGGCTCGTAAAGCGTCTTTGGGAGAACGTGATGATCATATATACGGTACAGCATCAGATAAAGAAATAAAAGAACTTCATGAAGAAGGAATAGGAGCAATAAGAATACCAAATGTCAAAGATAACTGAAGTAATAGTTTGGAGTAAGCCAATGTGTCCATATTGTGATATGGCAAAAGCCTTGCTTAAACAAAAAGAAATACAATACGAAGAAAGAAAAATTGGTGAAGGTTGGACCAAAGAACAACTGCTTGAAGCATTACCCAATGTTAGAAGTGTACCACAAATCATAATCAACGGAAACTCTATTGGAGGATTTCAGGAATTGAAAGCCTTCTTTGAAAAAGGAGAACATAATGGCTAGACCACAAGCAGGAGACACAATAACTATCAAACTGATGAGCGGTGAGGAAGTAATAGCACGTTTAGAAGAAGATCAAGAAGAGAAGTTAGTAGTAGCAAAACCAAGAGCTATTGTTAATATCCCTAACAAAGGAATAGGTCTTGGACCATTTGTGTTTACCATACCACAAAATGCTTCAATTGAAATCTACAAAAAGAATGTGGTGTGTTATACTGAAACTGAAGATGGCATGGCTAGACAATACACACAAGGTACAACAGGTTTAACACTGCCTAAATAATGTCAAAAATTATAGCCACAGACTGCGATGGTGTACTGCTCAAATGGGAGCAAAGTTTCGATGCTTGGATGAAGTTTCAAGGCTTTCCCAAATTGGCCAATGATCACTATGAAATGCACATGAACTATCATATGAATAAAGGTCAATGTGAAGTGTTGATTAAAATATTCAACGAGAGTGCTTGGATGAAAGATCTAGAACCTATAGATGGTGCTGTGGAAAATGTTAAAAAAATCGCTGATTTAGGATACAAGTTTCATGTGATCACTAGTCAGACGTTGGACATCAAAGCAAATCAATTGAGAGAACAGAATCTTAAGGAAGTGTTCGGTGATGTGTTTGAAACAATAGAGTGTTTGGACACAGGAGCGGACAAAGATGAAGCACTATCCAAAATACCAGAAGGTACCGTTTGGATAGAAGACAAACCGGTTAATGCCGAATTAGGTGCTGACATGGGTTTGGTAGCATTACTACTTGACCATGCACACAATTCAGTGTATAATACAGTTAATTCAGTCCGAAGAGTAAAAGATTGGACTGAAATTTATAACGTTATAAAGGAGAAACATCATGGCAACACATGAAGAAATAAAAACTGCTTTTGAATCTTACATCGCTGAGTCAGAAGCCTTTGAAACAAAAGGTGTAAAAGCGGCGGCGGCTAGAGCTAGAAAGGCTTTAGGCATTTTAGGTAAAGCGGTAAAATTAAGAAGAAAAGAAATACAAGAGAAGAAAAACTCTATGTAATTATTCAAGTGTCGCGGATGTAATAATCCGCGGCACTACACACAAAATTTCATTAAATCGCTAAATAAGAGTATTAAGGAACAACAAGAAAAAGTATGGCAAAAGGTAAAATTAAATGGTTCAACTCTGCTAAAGGATTTGGATTCATTACACCAGACAACGAAGGTAAAGACGTGTTCTTACATATCTCTGCTCTTAAAGCCGCTAACATCAAAGAAGTGATGGATGGCGAAGTGGTTGAATATGAACTACAAGAATTCAGAGGTAGAGAAGTTGCTACCGATATCAAAATCATCAAAGAATAATCACTTGACACTGTTGTAATAATATGCTATGTTTATGACATGGCAATAAAATTTTACAAGACTAAAATAGTGATAGAAGACTTCCAGAATCATTGGAAGGAAGACAGCAAACACGGACACATATTCAAATTTGCTCACGGTAAAACATTCAAGGACACAAAACCATTCATCATAGAAGTGAAGCATCCAGACAAAGTGCGTAGTTCTGATGGTAGATGGCGCAAAGTTAAAAAATAACTTGACTTTCATTAAAATATCTGTTTAAATACACGTGTAGACGATGAAGTGTGTGTAATACACTTTTGGGACGTCGGGGCAGTACCGACCACCTCCACCAAATCAGTCACGCAAAACATATTAGGTAATATGCTTTACGGGGGTGATACAGGTTCGACCAGAGTTTAAAAGCACATGGAGTTTATCAGTCAGACCTCTGTAAAGGGTCAATCATAAATGCAAACGCATTTAAACCAGAAGTGACAGTTCCTGTCAGCGTATTCGCTGATGCGGAATTGGTTGCCGCTTAATAACCGGCCACTTGGCGGTTGATCTACCGGGCAACAGAACAGATCAGGTGTGGGAGTTTCGGCTCCCACATTTAAAGCACAACATTATCATTAAACCATCACTTAACATTCGGATACCGATATCTAAATAATTGTATGAAAGGAGTCGCTTATGGCTCGTCCTACAAGAAAGAAAACGTCACAGTTTTCTAAATGGAAGAAGAAGGCGCCTCGTGTGCCAGACATTACCTGCCCAATAATAGACGATGTGTTGTTACGATTAGACAAACACTATGAACAACACAAATTGTTTTCAAAACATCAATGGAATATAATCCACAAAAGAATGGAACAACTGCGTACAGATAATGAACTACTGAGGGAAAGTGGTCAATATTGGTATGAAATTTGTAAAGAGCATCTCAAAAACCCAAAGAAATAGCGATTAATTTGCTCTTGATTTATATCTAAAATAGTATATACTATTTGTATGGCTATTTGGTATAAAAAGTATGTGATAGACAAACTGAAAAAAGCAAAAGATTCAGTGGAGGATAAAGTGCGAGAAGCATTTCCAAGACGTACCATAAACAAAATAAAAATATTTCTTTACAAAGTGTTGGCAGTGATTGTGGTGATTTTTGCCGCATACATCTACGGCACATTCAATCCCAATTCAATCATGGTGGACAAAATCCGTAAGCAGGAAGACAAGCGGATGGTTGAGATGGCAAAAAACTTTGGGCTACATGAACCTGAATTCAAATACGATGGTCCTAAGACTTTCGTAAAATCAATGAACCAGTGTATAGATTATCTCAACTGGACACTGCCTGTGGATCAGAGGATACCAAGAGACATTCTGGTAGCAATGGCAATCATAGAATCCGACTATGGCAAATCAAGATTTGCGGTGGAAGGCAATGCTCTGTTTGGAGTGCGAACTTGGGATTTAGATAAAGTCCCTCACATGAAACCTGCCGCCATACCTAATGCTAGATTTGGTGTTAAAAAATACCTAACCAAATGTCAGAGTGTGGAAGATGTGATCGCAATCATCAATAGGCACCCTGCCTATCAATCCTTTAGAGATGTGAGAAAAAAATCCACATATGAACAACCTGATATTAGAGCAATGGTGGATGGATTGAGTGCTTGGAGCACCAATGAGGATTACGCCAACATTATTTTGGACAAAATTCAATCATTGACAAACAGTAAATAACACAATACAATAATAGAATGGGATTTATTATTTTGAAGCAACCTAAAAGAGTCAAACACAGATTACCCAACACAGCATCACTGCGAAAGGCTCGTGAGGAACACAAGGCTTGGTTGAAGGAGAGAGGCTTGGACAACATCAAACCAAGACCTAAAAAGTCTGAAACATTACAGTTTGAAAAGATTGTTGATAGACAAGGCATTCCTTGTGGTGACAAAGTGCCTGTGATGGAAAAGGGTGTGGGCAGTAAGAGAGAAGAAATGCGTTACACAGGTAAACGTAGATTGATAGGTATTGCCACCATGCATAAATCCAATCAGGTGCCTGTGTTTGCTGATGACGATGATGTATCAGGCAGAAAAGCCGCCACAGAAATCACACTGATGAAAGGTAATAAATGAGCGAAGAAAAAGAAACTTTTTGGAATTTTATTTGTTGGGATTGTAAATGGAGAGGTGTTGCTCAAGAATTAGAAAAAGACGAGACACTGGAAGAATTTTATTGTTGTCCTAAATGTAGCAGTGAAAACTTCGAAGATGTAGGTTGGCACAAAGGTGATAAAAAATACACAGGAGAATAAATGTTAGGTTTGTTTTTTATAGGAATAGTTTTTAGTGTGGCAGTGATGGCATTATTATTACACATAAGGAAGTATGATGACCACCACGAAGAAAATTAAATCTTGGTTCAATTTCGATTGGTTGAAGAAGTCTGAGTTGATTGAACTCAAACAGGTTGATTGCTCACAGGATCCTGTGAGACCAGAACTGGATATTAAATTCAGAACATCTTACGGTAGAAAAATTTACGGACTCAAACACAATGGAGAAATCAAAGCAGTGATGTGTTTTGGCTTTGTGAATGAAATACCCACCACTGTGGAAGAATTGGATCTGTTTTCTAAAGACGCCTATCTACAAGCCACCCATAGAGCAGGCATACAAGGTTCTATTGCTATTGCCTACACTGTGTGGAGTCTCAAAAAAGGCGGTGGCAAAATGATTGTTAACGAAGTGTACAAAATGATTAAGAAGTCTAATCATCTCAATAGATTAATCACACTGTCTCCGTTGACCCAAATGGCAGAAAGATTTCATTTGAAAAACGGTGCTCGTCTTATTCAAAAGAACGAAACCTCCCAAAACTTCGAATACACTGTTTCCAAATAGATATTTTGGTAACATTAAAACAAAAACTCAATAACGACGCCATTTCTTTTTGGTATTCAATGCTTGACTATTTTGGCTGATTCTTATATACTATACACTTACAAAGGAGGCTTATGAAAAGGCACATTAATATAATAATGGTACTTGTATTAGGTTTTGTTTTATCTGCTTGTTCAGGTAGAATGGTACAATTACCAACAGAAAACACAAAAGGAAAACAGGTACCTGCTTGGTATCTTAAACACGCAGATACTGGCAAAGAAGGTATCATATTTAGAGATGGATTCTACTACGCAGTAGCAGTGGCAGTATCTCCAGATATGGAAATGTCTCAAAAGAAGGCAGTTCTTAAAGCCAAGGCAAAGATCACAGACAGAATAAATGGTGAGATGAACAATAAGACATCCATCAACTATTCAGAAAAAGGTGCATCGGAGTCTATGACTGGAACTGTTGAAGCACAAGACGTGATTGTGAATATGATCAAACAGACTGTGTTGAGAACATATTCTGTGGAGAAGAAGATCACTCTTTACAACACAGACAAAAACAATTACAGATCGTTTGTGTTGATGAAAATCTCTAAGAAAGATGTTGATGCTATCGTTCAATTGGTTGAGGACAAAAACAATAAAAAGTTACTCAGCAAAGTGAAAGTCAGCGATACTTCCGACAAAGTGTTAAAACAGTCTGAGAGGTAATATGCGAAACCTACTCTACGCGATTGCTCTGATTATGTTATCGCTTGGTATGATACTATTTTTTATAGGATCGTCAGCCACAGCAGGTGGTGTATGGAGTGATCAATACTGTAATGCTCAAACAGAGACCGTTATCATTAAGAACGATAAAGGTCAAATACTCGACAAGCAGATAGTAGAAAAAATGGTGTGCGATGATGGTGCTAAAGACTTTTTAGCATATTCAGGCATTGCCAAAGAATGTAGAGAGTATTGGTTCGATATGTTTGTTAACAACGAATGGATAAGGAAAAAAGGATATGTCTGTCAAAAATTTGATGGCTCTTGGGAAATGGTTAATCCTAGGCAGTAGTTTACTATTAACTGCCTGTGGCACCACTACCAGTGTGAACAAAAGTGTTAGCACAGAAAAAAGTGTTGTTCACAATTATACACACGCAGGAACTGGTGTAGAATTGTGGTACAACTTTATGCGACACAACATGGGAAAGTTATCCAAAGAGGACAGTAAAAAGCAGAATCAAGCAGTATTTTTTGCCTTAGATAATCTTGAAGAAGGCAAGATAGTTGCTTGGCATAATATGAAGACTGATACTCATGGATTTGTAAAAATTGTGATGAGTTACCCACACGGCAGTGGTTATTGCAGAGTTGTGTTTACGCAAATAAAAAAGAAAAGCAACGCAAGAGATTTCAAAGAAACTGCCTGTAGAGATGTTGCATACCAAGGGTGGCAATTTATTAGGTAAAATTAGGTAAATACAGCATACGAAAAGAGTAAAGTATGCTATTTGGACTTATTACATTTTTAACCGCACTTACAATATCAGGTGTAGCAATTTATTATTCAGTCGCAGGACTAGTGGCTATTTTTGCCGCGGCGGCTGTACCAATCATCATAATGGGCACTTCATTAGAAGTGGGCAAATTGGTTACAGCAGTGTGGCTCCATAAGAATTGGAAAAAAGCACCTTTATTTCTAAAAACATATCTTTCAATTGCAGTGTTGGTGTTGATGTTGATAACATCCATGGGTATATTTGGATTTCTATCCAAAGCACACGTGGATCAAAATTTATCCTCAGACACAGTTACCCAAAGAATTGAAATCATAGACAACAAAATTAAAGCAGAGAACAGTTACATAGTGCGTCAAAAAGACGTATTAACACGTCTATCAGGGCAAGACAAGGGCAACGAATCTAGATTTAACCAAGACATCCAGATAGAACAAAAGAAGATAGACGACGCTTACAAACGTCTTGAAGTGTTAGATGCTGATGTTAAAGCATATACAGATCAAGGATCAGGATTCCTAAAAGGTGATAATGTTAAAAGAGGATTGGAAGTTCGTAAAAGTCAACAACCTGAAAGAGACAGAATCAATCAACAGATCACAGTAGCACAAGAAAACATCAACAAGTTAAGAGCTCAAATAAACTCCACATTGGCATCAAACACTGTGGAAATCAAAACCATTGAAAAGAACATATTCGATGCTCAAGGCAGAATTGAAACTCTGATTATAGAACAAGAACCATTAAAAGGACAGTTAATGAAACTGGAATCAGAAGTGGGTCCGATCAGATACATCGCTGAATTTGTGTATGGAGAACAAGCAGATAGAAATCTATTAGAAGAAGCAGTGCGTTGGGTCATCATCACAATCATATTTGTGTTTGATCCATTAGCAGTATTATTGTTGATTGCTTCACAATACACATTCAGATGGAGATATATCGACACCCATGGAGAAGACCCAGATGCTCCTAAAACTCCACCAGCACCTAAGACTCCACCTAAAGCACCAACACCTGCACCCATACCAAGTGGCGGACAGAGTTTGAGTAAAATTGTGGAAAAACAAAAAGAAGTACAGGGTAAAACTAAAGCAATAAAGTTAAGTGATATCGCCAAAAAAAAAGAAGTGAAAACCACACCTAGTCCAGAAGTAATACAAAATTTTAAAGCACGGGAACAAAAAGAAGCAGAAGATTTAAGACGTATATCTTACGAAGCCAAAGAAGAACATTGGCAAAAATCCAAAACTGCTTGGAAAGAGGCTAATCCATCTGACACCATTCATAGACACAAAGAGCTATACATCAAGGGTGCTATTGACACATTACCTTGGGAAAACTTTGAAATAAAAGAAGAACAACCACCAATGCCGTTGGATCAATGGAACAAAATGATCGAAGAAGCAGAAAAACAAGCACAAATTGAAAAAGAAGAACAAGCAAAAAAAAAGACTTCAGCATACATAATCAGAGAGCAGGATCAACAAGTCAAAAAGAAGATTCAGGAAGAATCAAACCAAACTTAACGGAATTGGTATATCCAGAATCCTACCATCAAAACGAAGAACAATCTGAAGGTTCACATTGGAAAAAACTATACGAATAACAGAATAATTATTTGTATGCCCAAATTAAATTTGATCACAGAACCAGACAAACTATACAATGAAAATCGCAGTATTCTATTGATTACTCCGTCAATTAGTTGCAAAGCAGATTTCAATGAAAGAGCCAAACAGTTCGAAAATGATGTTAACGTGTATATGTTCGAAACAAATGATCCAGACGAGCAACAAAATTTAAAATGGTTAATTGAAGTAGCAAACACTGTTGACCTAATAATATTTGATATGAATGGTATATTCAAAGACAGGTGGTTAATAGGTTACATCCTTAATAAATCAAACTGTTTTTACTTATGGAGTGGCAGTGACGCTTTTGAATTTCATTTGATTAACAGCAATAGAATTTATGATTTAGAATTTTTACCAAACAAAATTAAAGAACTGGAGAACAAATAATGCCAATGAAAGCCGACCTGTGGTTTCCAACAGTGATATGGAACGATGAACTAAAACATATCAACAATTCAGAACTTAAAGAATATGTTGAAAAATTAAACAAAGATGACACAGGCAAAGTGGCTTCGAACTATGGTGGTTGGCAAAGTAAATCTTATGATATTCTATCTGAAAGACCAATTGCTATTGAAAGATTTATTCAGTCCATTCAAAAGAATATAAACGATTGTACTAAAATGGCAGGCTTAATGGATTTACAAATAAGTGATTATTGGTGGAACATTAATAAAAAAGGCGACTATAATCATCTACACGATCACAGAGACAGTATTTTAAGTGGAGTGTACTATATCGATATTCCAGATGAAAATATGGGTAACATTCATTTTGAAAGAGAAGATAACGCTGAGTTCTTTTTACCTAGAGTCATGCCAAAAAGAAATCATATTTCGGCTGTGAGAGCAACCTATAAACCGATGTCAGGGGGTCTACTGATTTTTCCTAGTTGGGTTAGACATTCTGTAGATGGAAACAAATCAGATAAACCAAGAATATCAATGAGTTTCAACACATCAATTGCAATGACTCCTGACAATGACGAACTGGCAAAATTGAATGGGTTTCCGCCATTGACAGGCGAATAAAGTTGTGTTAGTATAACTTTAATGGTTAGTACTGAAGAAAAACGCAAACTTTTAGAACGCATTAAAAACGAGCCTAAACATTACGAAATCAGATTAGAAGGTAAAGGTTGTGAAACTGTGATGGGTTTTATAACAAAAGAAGCATATCGATTTTGGTCCAAAAAAAAAGATAAAGAACTTGGCAATTATCTATCTCAATATAGAGATATGAATATGTTAGGTAAAATACCTGCTAAAGCACAGTTACAAAAAGAATGGTATGAACACGATGACATTGCTCATGTGTCAGGTGTATTATTAAACAGTTCTAATAAAATTTATATTGATCAATATAATAGTAAATTTCAGTTGGAAGACACTGTGTTCAGATCAGAACTGGATTTGAACGAGTTAGCAAAAAAGGGTATAAGAATGGTATCCACATTAGCATCTAACTATGATGCTCCACAGATGATAGACAAACATTTCTTTTTTGGAATCAGTAAAGAGTCCGGCTGTTGGTATACAGAAGAAAAGATTAAAACTAAACTGTATGATTTTGATCTACAGAAACTGTGGTTACGATACAGCACTGTGAATGGAGTTAATGTGATACACGAAATTGAATATGACGGACTAGAGTATTACCTTACAGCAGATACAAAAGGATTAGAATTTGATATTGGTGTTAAAAAAGGCATCAGTTATAAAGATTTTGGTAAAAAAAATATGAAAAATATATGGATTAACTCTTGATTTTTATGAATGAGTTATTATATAATACAGTATCAAGCACAATAAACTTGATAAATACCCGTGTAAGTTGCTTAGATAGGGCTTACATAACATTAACTTGCTTAAAAAAGGAGAAAAACAATGAAAAATAATCTATCTATATTCAATCAATTAAGACCAGTAACTGTAGGATTCGACTCTATGTTCGATAGATTCGAAAAGATGTTTGATGAGGATTTTATCAACATTCCAACAGTAAACTATCCACCATACAATATTGTAAAAACAGGTGATTACACCTACGATATTGAACTTGCATTGGCTGGATTTAACAAGAAGGACATTGAAGTGGAGTATGCAGATAACCTACTTACAATCAAGTCTGTTAAATCTGAAGAAGCGAAAGCAGAAACAGATGGTGTCATTCACAGAGGTATCTCTAAGAGACAATTTACTAGATCATTTACAATAGCAGATGATGTAGAAGTTAGAGGTGCTGAACTGAAAGATGGTCTTTTAAAAGTTTCTTTGGAAAGAATTATTCCAGAGAGCAAGAAGGCAAGATCAATCGAAGTTAAGTAACTTTAGAAAGAATATGGGTAGGGTGGCAACATCCTACCCAATAAATAAAATTATGACCACAGAACTAGACGTTAAAGTAGACTCCAAAGTAAAACAAATAGTTAAGACTCCAAAAAATTATCACGTAATTCTTTTGAATGACGAAGTTACACCTATGGATTTTGTGGTGGAACTTTTAGTAAAAATATTTAGACACACTCCAGAAACAGCCAAAGACCTTACACTGAAGATCCACAAGGAAGGATCAGCCATTGTAGGAACGTATACATATGAATTAGCAGAACAAAAAGGCACTGAGGCAACACAAGAAAGCAGAGATAGAGGATTTCCTTTACAAGTTAAAGTAGAACAGGAATGAAAACTTATTACTTTTGGGTGAGATTACCCAACAAAGGACCAATGAAAGTTGCTGAACAAGGAAGAACTGCCAGCGAAGCAAAACAGATTGTGGAGGCAAGATTTCCTGAAGCGTCAGTGATGTTTGCAGAAGGATTTTAATATGGGACTTAAAGAATTAACCAAAGAAGTACACCAAGACGCAGAACGTCAAGAGTTTGTTAAAACATTGATGAGTGGCAATATGAGTGACGAAATGTATGCAGAGTTCTTGTACAATCAACACGCCATATACAATCTATTAGAAGCCTGTGCTATGAGTCATGGCTTATTGAACGATTTCCCACAAATTAGAAGAGCACCAAGCATATTGGCAGACTTTCAAGAACTTTGGAAAAAAGAAGATATGCCTAAGATAACAGAGAGCACTGAACGTTATATCAAACATATGTACACTATAAAAGAAGACCCAAAAAAACTTATGGCACACATCTACGTGAGACACATGGGAGATTTGAGTGGTGGGCAAATGATTAAAAAGAGAGCACCAGGATCAGGCACAATGTATGACTTTGGACGAGCCGATGTAAAAGAAATAAAAGAAAGAATTAGAAGTAAAACAGACGACAGCATGGCTGATGAGGCTAGACTGTGTTTTGGTTATGCCGCTGAATTATTCAAAGAATTACACAATGCCCAGAAAAAAGAAGTTTAAAGACTTTCCAGGAAACCTGATCAAAATAAAAGTTTTAGAAGACGAAATTAAATTTTTTAAAAGTTTAATTCAAGAAACCGATACCGGACATATTTACACCACAATAGACAGTTTAGAAACAAGAGTTAAACAACTAAAAGGAATACCCACTGACGATCCTTTTATACAAGATAGAGAAAGTGACGTAAACGATATATGAGTTTTATTTGGGACACCCTGATAGATTGTAAAGAACAAATTATTGCCGAGTTCGATAAACGCGGTGAAGAGATTCAAGAAGAAGGTATGAGTCAATTCAATCAACCAGACAATGGTTGGATTAACAGAGTATGGCGCACCAAGGATTGTAGACGTTGTCACATAGATGTAGTAGATGCTAGAGAATCCAAATCACTGTGGATGATGCACGTGTGTATCTTTCCTAACCTAGACAACAACGGACCCATATATGGCTTTGATGTTATAGCAGGTAAAAACAAAATGACCGGCGCTTTTCATGATTTTTCAAAAAGTTCTGGTGGAGAAGAACATCCACTTATAGATTGGTTTAAAGAAGCAGTAGAAGAATTTATACCTAGCAAGAAACGTGAATTACCTCAATGGGCCTTGAATATTTTCAGTGGTAGTATGGTAGCGGCAGGTAATGTTAAGACTGATGAAGAAGCCAAAGCCATTGTGGACTTGGCAATTAGCAATCTAAAAGTGTATTTTGATTCTATTGGACAATACAATAACACGGCTAAACCAGAAGATACTGTAGAAGCACAAAACTATTATTGCCATAATCAACAGCAAAACCCACACACACCAAGGGTAATGAAATCGCTTGGATTGGCTGAAAAAGATGTGGAAATCTTTTGCACTGATGCACTGTTCCCAAAAATACAATAATCTTTCTGTATTGACACTGTAGGTAAATTGTGTTATATTAATACTGTTATGATACATTCAATTAAAAATGTAATGACAAAAATAACTGCAATGAAACAAAAAAGCCTTGAGATAGAAAAAGCAATAAAAGAAGGCAAGCATCCAGAAGAAATTAAGTTTATGACTGATGAATTAAAACAATTGGGCCTTGAAGTTGCTAGTATAAGAGTACTTAGATGATTATAAACATTGAAGGCGGCAACAAGCAATTAAGAGAATTATCTGAAAGTATTGCTGAATTTTGTGCCAGCAAGTTATTTTCTAAAAAATTATCCCACACACTTACTTTAGATATAGAACTATCAAAAACTTTACTCAAAGAAGATGGTATACTTGGTGAAATAGATTTTGATGATTCTAATCATAGACCTAAAGAGTTTACCATGACTGTGGATTGCTCCGTATCAAAAAGAAAAATAATGGAAACCATTGCTCATGAAATGGTACATCTGAAGCAATATGCCAAAGGTGAGTTGGTGGACCTTGAACGATGCGGATCAACAACTTGGCAAAAAACTAAAATTAACTCCGAAACCAACTACTGGGATCTGCCCTGGGAAGTTGAAGCACACGGAAAAGAATTGGGACTTTTTGTGAGATGGGCGGAACACAATCACCTGGGTAATCAGGACTGGACTCAAGAAAAGTACGCATAGAACTCCAAAATAATTTGAATTAACTGCTACTATAACTAATATAGTGCTGTGTTTAACCACGAGCTCAGTCGTTAAATATTAGTATGAAAAGTCGCAGATACTACAAGCAGAAGATTCGCAAAGCATTAACTGTGAGAGGCAATGAAAAAAACTATTACCCAACACAGGAGAGTGCTGTTAGATGGTTTCACATCTTGAATAGAAGTCTGTTTGAAAATAAACTTAAACCTATCAAAATATCAATAAGACGAATGAAAGGTTGTATGGGTGTACTGCTGATAGACTGGGACGCAAGAAAAACTCCCAAAGGCACCTGTGATCAAAGCAAACTTCCTTATCACAATCCAACAATACATTGGGATATGACACTTCATTCCAAATTCAAAACATGGAGAGACTTTTTAGAAACATTGGCACATGAAATGGTGCATCAATATCAAGTGGAAGTAATCAAAGATCCTTACGCAAATCACAATAAAAATTTCTATGCTTGGCGAGAAAAGTTTGCTAGGTATGGATTAAAAATCTGCTATTAACAATAAAATTACAAGTGCTATTTATCAAAATCTGGATTAGTCAGATCATCTAGGGTGATTATGTGGGATTTTGGAAAAGTTCTTGTTCCTTCTTTTGGCTCTTCAATCACACCTTTTGGTTTACGACGAGACTGATTACGAACTTGTTTATTGGCTTTCTTCTGCTCTCTACGGATAACCCTGTCAGATTTTTTTGCCATTTAAACATCTCCAAAAGTATTTAATTACCTATTGACTTTACCGCCAAATAGTGTTATATTTTAGTTAATTTAGGACAACCGGCAAATAAAAATGAATGCTATAAAGGAGGCATATTGAAAATAGAAGTAAGAAATAACAACGTTGAGAAAGCACTCAGGGTGATGAAAAAGAAACTGAAAAAAGAAGGTATCTTTGACGAAATGAAAGAAAGAAGATATTATCAGAAGCCAAGTGAAAAGAGACGTGAAGCAAAGAAACGTGGTTACGTTAATATTAAAAAAGCAGAAAGATTAAGAAGAAATTCTTTATAAGATGAACACTTGGTTGTATTGGGCAGTACCCGAGAACAGAGCAACTCATTACTTGGTATTGATGTGTATGGCATTATTTGTATTGCCTTACATCCTTGGTATCAGATATACTTTACTTGGATATTTGTTTAATATGATTTGGTTAGATTTAATTTATTATTGGACTTATAAGTTTTCTGAAAAGAACAAAAAGGATAAAGATGACAACACATTTTGATGACAAGTGTATAATCGAGTGTACCAACAATGATAGAAAAGTTGAGGCAGAAGTGATGTCTTTTAAAGAGGGAGATTTTTTATCTGTGAGTATTCAACGTTTTATCAAAATCAATATGCAGTACAATGAAAGAAAAGGTGTGTATATTGGTAATCAGGGAGGACTCGAATTCATTACCGATGGTCCACAAAAATACGTAAGTAACGATACAAGATAACTTATGAAAAAAATATGTGTAATAGGTGCCGGTAAAATCGGCAGAACCATTAATGCTTACCTTAAACTGCAAGGTCATGAAGTGTTTTTGGTTGACTCAAATCCTAATATTAAAAACGCAATTCATATTGATGCTAATGATGAACAGGCAGTTAGCGAATTTATTAAGGATAAAGATATCGTAGTTTCATCAGCACCATACAATGTGAACATCACTATCGCTGACAGTTGTGCCGCTCATGATGTGGCATACTTTGACCTCACAGAAGATGTGGAAGTTTGTCAGCACATTAAGAATTTAAAAACAGACACCTTCATGATGCCACAATGCGGATTGGCTCCAGGTGCTGTGAATATCATTGCCGCTGATCTGATCAAACAATTCAGCAGAGTAGACAAAGTCAAAATGAGAGTGGGTGCATTGCCCATGTACACTGCCAACTCAATGGCATACTACTTGACTTGGTCCACATCAGGATTAATCAATGAATATGTGAATGAAGTGGATGTCATTTCAGGTGGCAAACACATCAAAGCACAACCGTTGGATGGATTAGAAACTATCTATATAGATGGCAACAGATATGAAGCATTCAACACTTCAGGCGGTGTAGCAACCATGTGTGAAACATTCAAAGACAAAGTGTATAACATGAGTTACAAAACAATAAGATATCCAGGTCATCACGACTCTATGAAATTCTTATTGGAAGATTTAAATTTAAAACACAACAAGGAAAAATTTATCGATCTGTTTGATCAAGAAGTGCCTTACACAACCAAAGATGTTGTGGTGATGTTTATCACTGTGATAGGACAGAAAGACGGAATACTCCAAGAACTAACATATCATAAAAAAATCTATGGAGATAAAGCACTTAACGGAATTCAAAAAACAACTGCCTCTGGCGTGTGTGCTGTGGTAGAAGCCTATGCAGAAGGCAAACTATCTGGCAAAGGATTTCAATGCCAAGAAGATGTTCCTTTTGAAGTGTTCACAAGCAATAAATTTGGGAAATTATATGAACAGGAATGATTACGATACAGTTATAACAAAAGCAATCACAATTCAAAAACAATGGCGTCAGGTGCCTGCACCTAAAAGAGGTGAATTGATTAGAGTGTTTGGTAACCATTTGAGACAAGATATAGAAACAATTGGTTCAGCCATAATGAAAGATGCCAAAAAGATTCATGCAGAAGCAATTGGCGAAGTTCAAGAAGCAGTTGATATGTGTGATTTTGCTGTGGGACTTTCAAGACAGTTGTATGGATTAACCATTCAGAGTGAAAGACCAGAACACAAACTACAAGAAGTTTATAATCCATTAGGAGTTGTTGGTGTGATTTCAGCATTCAATTTTCCTTGTGCCGTTTGGGCATGGAATCATTGTTTAGCCATTGTGTGCGGAAACAGTGTGGTATGGAAAGGTTCTCCTAAATCAGCCCAGGTGACAACTGCTTGTAAAACAGCATGGGACAAAGCAGTGGATGAATGTTTGCCCAATACCGAATACAAAGATTTACTACAAATAGTTGACGGAGATAAAGAACAAGCAGAATGGATGGCAGATGATGTCAGAATC